CTATAGCTCGAGCAGCTTCTCGACCGCCTTGTGGATGTCCGGGCCGTCGGCGTGGATCCACTTGCCGTAGCGCTGCTGGATCATCTGGATGCTGCTGTGGCCGACGTGGTCGGCGATCCAGTGAATAGGGACTAGGCCAGTTGAGAGCATCTGGCTGATGAAGGTGTGGCGGGCGTTGCCTGGCCCGCGGTAGCGAACGGCGGCCTTCTTGAGGTGGGCGCGCCAGAACTTCTCCCGAATGGCCTGGTCGCCGGAGAACGGTGTGCCTTTGTCGTTGAGGAACACGGGACGTACCTTGCGCCGCCGCACTGTACGGTTATCCCGGTCCATCACTTCCACCGTGATTGACTTGAGGTGTCCGGTGATGGCGTGCTGCGCCTTGAGTGCTTCTCGTGCTGGCTTGAGAAGCCGGTGCCGGCGGCTCGAGCGTTTGGTCTTGGTGACTTTCCACCCACCCTCGACGATCGCATGCCGGTAGCGGATCAGGCCGTTCTCGAGATCCTCGATGTCTTCCCAGCAGAGCGCGATCCCTTCACTGAGCCGGGCGCCATCCCACAGCATGAAAAGCATGAGATTCATCGGCTGTGGCCGGTGCGTCGGCGTAGTGGCGATCCGCTCTATCTCTTCCAAGGTGAAGGGATCGGGATCCTGGGCGTCAGGAAGCCGGACGACGATTCCGGCCGCCGGGTTGTAGGAAGCCTTCACGCTGGCGACATAAAGCTCGAACACTTGGGTGAGGATGGCCACCACTTCTTTGATGGTCTTGCTGGCTAGGTAGTTGAGTTCGTCGGCGATCCAGTTCCTCAGTTCCACGTGCTCGATGGTGTGGATTTGGCGATCGCCCCACTTGGGCCGGATGTGCCTGTTGGACTTGTTCCGGTAGCTTCGGATGGATGAGGCCGCGACCTCGCGCTCCTTGCTCTTCAGCCATCCGTCGAGGTAGTGCCCGAAGGTATTGCGTGCCACCCGCGTGGAGTTCGGGAAGTGTCTGGCATAGTCGAAGGTGCCAGATGAAAGCTCATAGTCGAGCACTTGGGCGAATGCCTTGGCTCGATCGCGATTTTCTGGCGTGTCCGGCCCGAATGGCTCGCGACATTTCTCGTCCTGGTACTGGAAGTAGACCCGCAGCTTGCCGCGGTGAACCTCAAAACCCGCCATAGCGACCTCCTTTAACTGTACTCTTATACAGTCTAAGAGAATCTTTAGGACTGTGGCAGGGGTGGAAGCACGGTGGATTTCTTTCTTATACCGTTATCTATGGCCTCGAAAGCGGAATTGAAGGGCTGTTCTAAATGGAGCTATCGGCGATCGTGATGGAATAGCTTTTGACCTTCTGCCCCAGAATCGTGCTCACTTCCCAGCTTTCGAGCTTCTGCTTCGTATGCTCTACTCGGCGCACTTCGTTATAGAGCGAGCAATTAAACCAGTGACGAGGTGCCTTTCTGGTAACGATCTCGACCAGAGTGTCGAGGTCAGCCACTTGGTCAGGTTCCACCTGGCTCAAGTCGATCTCCATCAGGTTGTCGAGAGATTCCGCTTTTTCTGGCTCCACCGCATGAGATACCAGTATCTCTATGTAAACGGTCGAGCTATTTTTCAGTTGAGCGGTCAGGTCTGGCCGCCATCTTCCGACTGACAATTCCTGGGTGGCATTGAATAGCTCGACCTCTCTGGCCTTGAAAGCCACGCGCTCTGGGACCTGGAAGCCAGAAAAAGTTTCGGCAGTGATTTCGAGCGTGATCGGCGGGATAACTACCTTCCCAGTATCCTCGATGATTTGCTTGGCCATTAGGTGAAGGGCGGTTTCATAGGCTCCTTTGCACTCTTCGGCCTTATGATGCGCGAAGTATGGACGCTTTCTTTTGGGGTGGTTTGCGATCAATTGAGCATTACATTGTGGGCAGTGGCAGCCGCACCTCAAGCCATTATCAACCTGGCCAGGAGAATACAGCCGTCCGTGCTTAATCCCGAAAGGGACTTTCAGTCCCTCTAAGCTTGTGGCCTTCATGCAAGCATCCCTGCTGACAGCTGGTACACCCAGCGACCAAAACGTTTACGGATACCGTGGAAAGTCTCCGCAGCACGGTAATTGTGATCCAGCTCGGCCCTGCTCTCAATCCCGCAAGCGGCGCAGAGCCACTCCCTTGCGTCTTGCTCGTCGTGAGTGCCGTCGGGTAACTCTTGCTCGCTGAGCCCGAACTTGTGGCGCCGTCGGCGATCCAGGTAGAGCCGGAAACGCGTGTCTCTGCACAGTATGGCGGCTTGGCGGGCCAGTGGCCCGCCTTTTACCGTTTCACCGTACATGCCGCCTCCGTTGCTCCCGGATGGATTGGCACTCGATGCAGGTTGTTGCCCAGGGCGCGGCTTCACGGCGGGCGGCGGGGATCTCGTCGCCGCATTCCTCACACTCGGCACGTGCCCAGTCGACGCCGGTCCAGCTTGCTCTGGTGGCCAGGGCGTGCTCTAGGGTCTGTTCCATCAGTTCGGTGGCGCGGTCTGCGTTGTCGGCCATGGGTCAGTCCTCTCCGCGGGTTTCGATGAGCCAAAAGCGCTGCATCAGGCCATCGCCATTGGGCAGGTACTCGTGCAGCTCGCGGCCGGTGTAGGTGGCCCACTCGATGACGACCAGGGCGGCATCTTGCAGGTCGCGATCGATCACGCGCAGGCGGGTGAGTTCGAAAGGCCACTCGGGCCCGTTGTAGATAGCGAGCAGCAAGCGGCGGCAGTGGTGGCTCTGGCCGCTGTCGCCCTGAGCGACCCGGACAAGGCGGTTCAGCGCCGCGGGGCCGAGCTGCTCGACGCGATCTAAGCGGCGCTTGGCATCGGCTTCGGCGAGGTACATGGCCTCCAGGGTCTTGTGATTGCGTTCACGCAGTCGCTGGGTAACGCGCGGCATGCTTGGCGGGGTGGTCATCACAGGCTCCTTTTGTGGTTTCAGGCTTGGAATACCCAGCACTTCACGCTGGTGTTGCCCAGGCGGATCTGGCTGCGGACAGTGCGGTTGGCATCGACGTACTTGCGGGTCTTGCTGGACTTCAGGTAGCGCTTGAGCTCGCGCACCTCAGGGATGCGTAGCTTGTAGTCGGCACAGCGGCGCTCGAAGTCCTTGAGGTTGATGGCGATCAGGTCCGCGTTCTTCCCGTAGTGGTTGAGCAGCGGTTCTTCGGAAAGCCCCTCGAGATACTCGACCGCCTCCCAGAATTCGGCGACGAGCGGGTGATCGGCGTTGATGGCTTGCTGGCGATCGCGCGCCATTTGCCATACGTGGCCACAGGCCTGGTCGATGGTCTGGGCGTCGAACAGGCCCAAGCCTTCGGGGCCGAGGCAGTCCAGTAGCGCCATCAACTGGCCATGGCATTTGGCGATGCGTAGCACCTTGATGTCGGGATCGTCGGTCAGTCGGTTGGCGTACTCGCGCGAGCGGGTATTGATCAGCTCGAGCAGGGCGCTTTCCCGCTTGGCCACGTCCAGGGCGAACTGGCTGACGTGCTCGAGCTCGGTTTTCTCCAAGGCCTCGGCGAGATCCTTGGTCTGTGGTGTCTGACCCTCGCGGGTAAAATGCAGGTGACAAATACGGGTCTGGATGGCCTCGCCGGCCTGCACTGGCGCGTTCTGGCTGATAACGATGCTGCCGCGGAAGGGCGGCTCGTAGGTCTCATTACCGCTGCTTTTGACGCCGCGGGCACGGATCGAGCGGCCGTTGAAGGCGGTCTTCAGTTCGTCCCAGTCGAACTGCTTCTGCTTGACGCCGCCTTCCTGCTCACGGTCGGACTCGATCAGTACCACCGGCAGGTTGGCAACCTGGGCGAAGTTGCGGGACCGGGCCGGCATGGTGGCCTTGCTGGGATCGAACCCCTCATAGTCCCGCCGGCCGACCAGCTTCCACAGGAACTCGATCAGCGTGGACTTGCCAGCGCCGGCCTCGCCGACGATCTCGAGAAAGGGGAAGCTGCCCTGCGCGGCGCGGATCTGCTCGGCGAGCAGACTGCCCAGCCAGTAGCCGGTGGCCACCACGCCCTTGGCACCGAAGGCGCCCAGCAGCTGGCGCGTCCACGCGGTGCTGTACGCGTCCCGATCGGGGTTCAAATGCAGCGTGACGGATTGGCTCAAGGTCTTGAGGTGCTTGCGCGGGCCAAGCTCGAAATAGTCCTCGCTGTTGATCGACACTACCTTGCCGCCGGCCACGGCAAGATCGCCGAACACATAGGCCCCGTGCTCCTTGCTGTAGCCGATGTAGTCGATCGTCTCGACCGTCTTGATGTTGCCGATCTGGTCCTGGAGCAGGGTATCGAGCTGCTGGCTGGTACCGGTCCATACCGCGCCCGGCGCCACGCCGAGAAGGCGCTTCTTGTACTCGCTGGCACTGGCCAGTTGGCCACCGCTGAACGTGTTCTTCACCGGCGCCCGGCCATCGGGAAACTCGACGCGGTAGTAGTACCAACTCTCGTCGGTGACGGCGTTGGCCTGGTAGTACAGTGCCGTGGGGTAGCAGGTGCAGATGCGCTTCACGCTGCCGGCTTGTTCCAGCGCGGCATCACGGATCGCCGGGTTCAGCTGCTCCTGGTCGCCACCGTCCTCACCCTCGGCGCGTACCGCGCGGTCGAAGGCGTCGACATCCAGCTTCCACCACCAGATCTGGCGCTTGTACTCGAACCAGCACTCGCGCCGCTCGGTACGCTTGTAGAGGAGCAGCGCCTTGGCCATGGCCGACGGCGCCAATAGCAGGGCGCCGTGGTGGCGGTAAGTGGCATAGTGCTCGTCGGTCAGCTCGCCGCGCTGGTGCGCGTCGTTCCAGTCGTGCTTTCCATTGCCGGGGATTTGCGCGGCCTTGCATTCCCAGCCCTCGGCCCGGGCGCGGCGCACATGCTTGAGCGTGTTGTTTTGGCCGGCGCGGTTACTGTCCAGTGCCCACACCAGCGTCGGGCGCGCGGTGCCCGCGGCATGGGCGGCATCAGCCAGCCGCGCCAAGGCCCCGTCGGGATAGTTGTAGCAACTCATCGCCGAGACAGCGGCCTTGCCGTGGTGGTAATGGGCCGTGGCATCGAAGATGCCTTCCGTGATCCAGACCTCGCCGGCCTCCACCAGGTCGGCATCGGTCAGCGCCGGCGGCTGCCACCATTCGCCCTTGTACGGGCCGACGAAGTTGGCTTTCTGCTTGCCGAAGCGCTCGGGCTTGTCGAGCAGGCGCTCCCAGTAGGCGCCGCCGGGCAGGGCGAAACGCACCGTGGCGGAGCCGCCGATGCCCGGCTTCCAGTAGCTCTCTTGTGTGTACCAGCCGCGAATGCGCTCGAGATCGAAGCCGCGGCCATCGCGCAGGTAGCCATCGGCGACTGGCGAGCCACTCTCGGCGCGTTGTTCGGGCACGTCATAGCGTTCCGTCCAGCTATCGAACAGCTCCGGGAACAGCGCTTTGACGTGGTGCTGCGCGCCGCAGTTGTTCTCCCGCCCGCACTTGAGCATCCACGGCGACTCGGCGTTGATGAACGCCTCCCGCTTGCCGCAGTCGGGGCACTGTACCTTTTGCAGGTACGGGCCCCGTTCCTCGGCCTGATAGTCGCGCGTCAAGCGCGCAAGAATGTCCTGGCGCAGCGATGGATTCACGCTGGGCCTCCTTTTACTCATGAATAGAGAACGCAGTGAAGGGCGGCGGCTGCCCGCTTCAGTACTCGAGAACGACGGGGCGCCGGCGCTCGCGATCGACGACCACGGCACGCTCTTCCTGACGGGCCTGGGTCAGCACGTGCATCAGGTCGGTCACGGTGAATACCACCGGGCGACCGCCCTCGGTGCGCAGCACCACCACGTGGGACGTACACGCATCGATATCGATACGGGCGACCTGGTTGGTGGACTCCAGATCGGCGTAGGCTTGGATGGCCACCAGTTCGGCGTTTGCTTCAGTCATGTCGTGATCGACGATGAGGTGCTCGATGCAATTCCCCAGGGCGTTGACGCGGTTCTCCCAGCGATCCCGGAGCAGGCGGCCGGCAGCGATGTTGTGCGCGTCTTTGTGCGGGGCGAGGTTGGTCACGTTGTTGGCTGTGCTGTTCATGATGCTGTTCTCCGGTATTAGCCGTTGGCGGCGTGGGCTTGCTTGGCGATCAGGTCCCGCAGGCGTGGCACGAACGGCAAGGCCACGGTCGGGTTGGGGATATCGCTGGGCGCGATGGTGTGTGTGATCTCGATCGACGCTTTGCCGCGCCAGCCGCAATCCTCGTTGCGGCACTCGAAGACCGCCTCGCGGTACACCGGCGTGAGCCCCTGGCTCTTGCGAACGCGCAGGTTCACGCCGCAATGCGGGCATGGGATGCGGTGGCGGTTCTGTACGGTCATCAATGTTTCCTCCCTGCGGGGTAAAGGGCGCGGCCACGTCCTGTCAGCTCTTGCGCGCCGCGGCGGATGCGTCGGCGCAGCAGCCATTCCGCAGCCTGCTCGCGACTTTCCAGCCCTTGTTGGTCACGAATGGCGTCGAGCACGTCTTGTAGCTGTGGGTCGAGCTCCATCGCTTTTTCCGGCATGAAGCACCTCGAATGCACGGTGGATGTGGGGCTGGGCTCAGCTGGCGCAGGCGGCGATAGTGTCGGCAAGCACGGCGAGGTCGACGCCGAGCACCTCGCGCGCCTCCTTCATCATCATCTGGCGCATGACCTCGGCTTTGGGTACGCCCAGGTAGTTGGCCAATGCGGTGATGACGTCGGCTTCGTACTGGTCCAGATAGACGGTGGCCTTGGTGCGAACGCGTTTTGGGTCCTGGTACATAGCGGAGTTCCTTATGCGGCAATGCAGGACGATGGAAAGATCAAGATCGAGCGGCCTGCTCGGTTTCGGCGTCGTACTGCTCGATGCCCTTGATCATCAGCAGGCGAGACGTCGCGGAGAGCGAGCGCATTTCCAACTCGGCGATGCTCTCCAGGCGCTGCCGCTCGGTTTCCGTCAGGTGGGTCATCACCGGGCGATTGCAGCCTTTGGGCGCGCGACTCACGGTGGGCGACATGATGGTGTCGGGATGGCTCATAGGTTAGGCTTCCTCAATGGAGTGAAAGACAAGGAGCGCCGGTATGCCGGCAGGGAAAAAGGCGCCGAGTCCGTTGTTTCCAAGGCTCGAGACCATGGATGCTTCGGGGTTCAGCGATACGCTCTATGCGGCAGCCGCCAACATCGAGGAAAGCTTGCTGATGGCAGGCGCGACTCCGGGCGAGGACTACACCCGGCTCGACCTGTTGCGGCTCGCCGAGCCCTATGTAGTGGAGCTGCATCGCCAGTCCGAGAAAGGGCTGCGTGTGTTGTACCCGGCGGAAACGGTGTGGGACGAGCATGGTCAGGCACCTCACCGTTCGTAGAGCGCTGCGTACTTACGCTGGATGAAGTGTTCTTCCAGGTGGCCACGCAGGGTGGTGAGCGCGTCTTCGATGGCGTCGTCGTCCCGGCGGGCGGACACCATGTCGCCGGCCAGTTTGGCGCAGGCCTCGGCCAGCGTGCGTTCCTCGAGCGCCTCAAGCTCGGCCAGGGGATTGCTGCCGCCGGATTCCGGCGAGATGTAGCGCAGCAGCGCCATGCGCATGCCGGACGAACACTTGGAGAGTTCGACGTGCAGGCCGCGGACGTACACCTCGGCTGGCTCGTTTTCGTGCAGCTCGCGGGTAGCGCGGGCCGCAGGAGTGATCATTTCGGGGTCGGCCATGGCAGTGGCTCCCTTGTGATGTGAAAACCAGTGAAAGACTGCACAAACAGAGTGGAACCGAACGGTATCCATGTCAAGAGGAAATAATACCGAATGGTATCTTTTGGTGATCGGCTACGTGAGGAAAGGGAGCGTCTGGGATTGAGCCAGACCCAGTTTGGTGAATTGGCGAAGATCACCAAAAAGTCCCAAATGCTCTATGAAAGCGAGCAACGTAGTCCCAAAGCGGACTATCTCACCGCAATTGCCAAGGCCGGGATCGATGTTCAATACGTCCTGACTGGGGAGCGATTTGCTTCTATCGGGAAAGAGGAATTGGATGTTGCATTGGAACCGATTGGTGCCAATGAAGGGCTGTCCCCCGTACCGATGTACGACATCGAGGCCGCTGCCGGCGCAGGGCGCCTCATCGAGCACGAGAACGTCGAAAGCACCCTCTATTTCCAGACCCAGGCGCTATCCGCCGAAGGGCTCGATCCCGCGCACCTGATAGGCGCGAAGGTCCGCGGCGACTCCATGGGCAGCACGCTCCAGGACGGCGATCGGGTGATCGTCGACTGCAGCCAGCGCACGCCGGACGGCGTGTTCTTGCTTCGCGTGGGGGAGGAATACCGCATCAAGCGCGTGCAACGCGTCGCGGGTGGAGCCTGGCTGCTGATCAGCGACAACCACGCTTACGAGAAAGAGATGATCAAGCCCGACGAGATGCAGGACGTGGAGATCCTGGGACGGTGCCGGGTCAGGATTGGGCGGATTGCGTAGTGATTAGGTGTAAGCTGAATGTCAAATAATCTTGATAGACAGAATCTTCTAGTAATCAGGGCACTGGACTGGAGTGAAGTGAACGAGCTTGGATCCTCCATGGCCAGCTTCATTTTTCGAGGACAGGCAAATGCAGAATGGGGCTTGTCATCATCACTTGAAAGAGTGTGCAAAGATCAGGGCTTTGATCTTGATTTCTTAATTAATAGAGAGCAGCACATGCTTCATGAGTTCAAAAGAAGAGCTCATTTGTATTTGAGGAACTTGCCCGAAGAAGAGAATGATCTCGAATGGCTTGCTTTGATGCAACATTTTGGTGCGCCCACTAGGCTGCTTGATTTTACTTCATCTTTTTACGTGGCGGCTTTTTTTGCTATAGAGAATAGCTCGGGAGATGCTGCGGTTTGGTGTTTTAATCCAGAATTCTTCCAAAGTTATCATGGCCAGTATTTGTCTGGTCATGAGACAATAAGAAAAATAGAAAGTTACTTTAGGTCTCTATCTGGGGAGGTTCTCTCAAACCCTACAGGTTTTTCATCTATGGCCATTCCTGTAGAGCCATATATCTTAAATGAGCGTATCTCGGTTCAGCAAGGACTGTTTGTGTTACCTGCAAACATAACAGAATCCTTTGAAAAAAACTTATCCGAAACATTGATGATAGACGAATGTCAGTTTTCAGAGCGTCTGCCTAGTGATGACTATCATGTATTTGATTTAGAGGAAGGTGAGGTCTTTGACTATGCGGCTATCAAAATAGTGATACCACAGGAGATGCATAATTATATACTTTTTAATTTAAGTATGATGAATATAACTGCTGCTAGTCTTTTCCCGGGGCTAGATGGGTATGCGCGCTCTCTTAAGAGCTTTGTTAGGGATGTGGTTTAAATGATCTTTTATATACTATTTTGTGCTGTAGCTTCAGTGGATGATCATCTGGTGCTCTGGGAATTTCAGTGAGTAGTTCGAGGTCGGTGGTGCGCTCTATCTCATAAGCGACAACGAGCACTATGAGTCTGAGATGATCCGCCTGAATAGATGTACGAGGTAAAGATCTTTGATAGTACGAGGTCAGGATCGGCGGAATTTCGTGACTTATGCGTACCACTTGGCTGTAGTGATTAATAATGAATGAAGTATATAGCTAAGAACCATTTGCGGAGGGACCATGAAAACCGACTCAAAAAATAAATCTATTCACTATAAGTTTGCCAATATTACCACCTGTAGCTTTACTTTACAGGACCTTATTAAGGATGTTTTTTCTTCTGGAAGTGAGGCTAGGAAAGCGAAAAAACGTCTTGAGTCTATTAGTCAGGATGAACAGATATTTCGCCTTGTCAATCATTATAGTGAAAGTCGTGGCATGTTCTTTGGTCAGCTTGTCGTTTTCGAGAATGGTAAAGGTCAAGCTCTTTTAACTATTGATGATGACTCTGAATACTTTTTAATTGACTCGCTAGAGGCGTCTGAAGTAGCAGCCGAGAGAGGCGGTGATAAGCAACATGAAGAAGAGGGTCGTGTTGCAAGTCAAGAACGTAGAGATGAGCAGAGGCTGGAGAAGCGGAAAGAGTTTGTCGAGTCCATGTTGTACTTTGGCGTCAAAGATAACCACTTGGTGGTTATACAATCCATGGCTTTGAAGGCAAGAGACTTAGAAACTCACCTTAAATGGCTTTTTGAGTACTTTACGGAAAAGTTTTCATCTAAGTCTGCGCTTATTCTTCAAGATAAGCCAGCGCCTGATATCGTAAAGAAAATTGAAAAAAACCCCGCTAAGTCTATTTGTTTGGGTGCTCCAATTGAGACCGGTGACGGCTATTTAGTTGACTCTGAAGAGCATGCTCAGAGTGAATCTGATCAAGTTGTTAGTGAGAGCTCTAATAAGCTTAAGTTTTCGCCAAAAGGGATGGGGGCCGATATCGTTCGGGCCCTTATTGATCAAGACTGGTTTGATAAGCAAGATCTTAAAGAGTCTCTGGATGATGCCAACCTTAAAGTAAGTCTTGAAATAACATACCTGAGAAAAACAACAAAAAAAGGACACCAGGTTCTTGATAATATGGCAACTGCCCTTAGACATCAGCATGAAGATGATGTCAAAATTTACCTTGATGGTGGTGGAGTTATTTCGGGTGAAGATCTTAAGCTGACTGGTAGGATCTCAGTTAAAACCTTCAATGGTATGGTTGATGAAAATGACCTTTTTGATAAAATGAAAGTGTGGCTGAAAGATAAAATTGCTACAGAGCAGATTGATCCGGGAAAAGATCATAATGCTGGTTCTGATTCAGAGGAATAAGTTATGTGCAAACCGCTGAGAGTGCAAGCAGGCTGGTCGGGCCTTGGTGCTATGGCGCTTCTGCTCTCAGCAGGCTTGGGGGCTTTGGCTTTTGACTTGATTCTTTCTCTCCATCCTCAAGGTGTGCCATATTCGCCTCCATGGTTACTCATGTCTGTATTTCTTTTTCCAATTGGTTTCTGTGTGCAACTTATCGGTAAACTCAGAGGGTTAGAAGATACTGATGGATTAAGTCGGATGGAAGAGACCCGTCTGACTAGAATAGTGTCGGCAAAAAGGCGGCAGGTTTGGATAGCAGGAGGCTTTTATGTCTTTTCTGCAATTTTTTCTGCAGCCGTTTTTCTTATTCCTTCAAAGAATCCGCTTTTTTTTGCCGGCTACGATGTTATCGGTGGTTTGTTAGGTATAGGAATATTTGCCCTTGCCTGTATTTGGAAAGAGTTTGAAGCTGTTAATAATTTTGTGCGAGATTGCAAAAGGTCTGCGAAAAGGCGTAAGGCTGCCAAGTCAGCATTAGATGACTTTAAGTAGAGTTAGGGCGCTGCTGCTTTATTTTATATATTTAATCTGACAGGCTTCTATTTCCACTACTGGCTGTCGGCTATCACCAACTTATCGCGATAAAACTTGGGGCTGCAGAGGGCGCCAGTCGCTCTGCCAACGACGGCTCTTGAATGTGCTCATTGCCAAGATGACTGTCCGATATCATTCAATGTTCCGCATAGGGCTCGTGACAGTCCAAGGACAGTGTCTTCATGCTTTCACCTTCGGCAATTCCCCCCATTCCGTCGTATAGCGCTGCGTGAGGTAATCGCGGCGTAGCTGCCACACGGCGTCTTTGCGCTGTCCCCCCAGGCGGATGGTGTCGCGCCCCATCTGGGCGTTGAGCTTGTCGACCACGCTCATCAGGGCCTCGCTTTTACGCTTTTCTTCCTGGCTTTGTGACGCGTCGAATAGGTCTGCCTGGAGCGTGGCTTTGTCGGCGATGTCGAGCATCATGACCCCGGCCTTCATGTAGCAGGGGCCTTTCTCGTAAGCGGCGCTGAGGGCGCGTTGTGCGGTCTGCACGATGAGCCGGGTGTCGTCGGTTGAGTGGGGGAGCTGCACGACCAGGTCGGGATTGTGCTGGCGCAGGTCCGGGCGGTGGCGGTTGGTACGCAGCAGTATCATCAAAGCCCGCGCGACGCTGCCTTGCTTGCGCAGTTTCTCCGCGCCTCGGCTTGCGTGCGTGCGGATTGCCTCGGCGATGTCCGGGTAGTGATTCGTTGCGGTACCGAATGAGCGCGAGGTCATGATGCGTTGCTTCGGCTCGGCGAGATCGTCGGTCTCGATGCAGCTCACGCCGCGCAGCTCGTAGACCAGCTTCTCCTGGACGACTGAAAAATGGCGCCGTATCCGTTTGGGGTCGGCGTCGCGCAAGTCGAGCGCGGTGTTGATGCCGAGATCCATCAGCCGGGCGGCGAGTCGCCCGGAGACGCCCCATATTTCCGTCAGCGGGAGCTGCTCGAGCACCTGGCGAGTCGCGGGGGTGTCGGGCTCCATGATGCATACGCCGCCGTAGTCCGCGATTTTCTTGGCGCGGTGGTTTGCGATTTTGGTGAGGGTGCGGGATGTGCTCACCCCGACACTGACGGGAATGCCGGTGTTGCGTTTGACCGTTTGCCGTAGCCGTTGGCAGTGGGCCTCGATACCGTCGCGCGGGAATCCCTCAAGATGCACGAACGATTCGTCGATTGAGTAGACCTCGATCTCGGGCGCGAACTCACGCAGGGTCTGCGTGACGCGCCGGCTCATGTCGCCGTAAAGCGCGTAGTTGCTGGATAGCAGGGTAACGCGTCGGCGGATGTCGGGCGGGATCTGGTAGAGCGGCATGCCCATGGCGACCAACGGTTTGATCTCGTTGCTGCGGGCGATCACGCAGCCGTCATTGTTGGACAAAATTCCGACCGGCTGGCCCTCGAGATCGGGGCGGAAAACCCGTTCACATGAGGCGTAGAAGTTGTTGCAGTCGACCAAGGCGAGCATGAGATCCCCTTTATATTGATTTTTGCTTACTTTTGCATTAGCTTTATGAGCGTTGGCTAAGGGATGCCGGGCGCTAGCAGGATGCGACGCGACTCGGATTGTAAGGTAGCCAACAGGCCCGGCAACGGGCCTTCACTTTCCCACTCCTACCCGATGCGCATGCACGTTGTGCGTGACCACGCCCCACACATGACATTCGCGGCCGTCCATGGGAATCGGCGCGTAATTCGGATTGCCTGGCAATAGATACGGGCGCTGGCCGATCGTGCCGAGTTTCTTGACCGTGAGATCGCCGTCGATGGCCATGACCAGAATGTCGCCGTCGCGAGGATCGAGCGAGCGATCGACGATCAACAGGTCACCGTCATGGATGCCGTGTTGCACCATTGAGTCGCCCTGCGCGCGCACGTAGAACGTCGCGCTGGGGTGTTGCACGAGATGGCTGACGAGATCCAGTTCCGCTTCGATGTAATCATCTGCGGGACTCGGGAACCCTGCGCGGACGCTGTCCGCCGCGAGAGGGAGCAACGTGGCAGGTGCGGCGGAATCCTGAGCGCCGATGTATGTCGCGTGCATGAGCGCCTCCTTGTGTTTCACTTGTGCTGTGTATTTATACAGTATTAAGCTAAGCATCGAGAAGACGGCAAATGCTTATGTAATGAGCAAGCCACGTTAGACACCTTCAACGGCGCAGGGAGTCAGCATGCGTGTGCACTACGTGGGACCGCTCGTGGCGGGGCTCGACCATCCAGTGATGCGGGGCTATGACGCGTCACAGTTTTCACCAAGCTGCTATTTGGTCGAGGTGAGCGAAGAAGCTGGCGTGAACGGCCCGCTGATGGAAGGTGACCTGTTGATAGTTGATGAGCAGAAGCCCGCCGGGCACGCGGATCTGGTGGTGGTGGACCTGGAAGGTGAGCAGCGGCTCTTCAAGAGCCATCGCATCGGCGGGCGCTTGCGTCTGATGCCGACCGTCGGCCCCAAGGAATCGCTATGGGCCAGACGGTCGGATCTACGGGGTGTGGTGGTGAGCCAGGCAAGGCGGTATGGGTGGTAGCTAACTACAAATTGCTTCGCATGGTGTGCCGTCGTTGTCACCATCAAGCCGTCCGTTCCCGCACTGCTGTAGGTGGAAGACAGCTTCTTCACATGACGTCATAGCGCCACAGGTTTTGCGGGTAGCGCAGCTGAAATCACCGTCGTCATGCGGTAGGCCCTCGTCGTTGCCTGCCGCCCGATCAGGTAGAGTCGGTTGATGGGGCGTCGCTTTTCCGCTGACATGGGGATTGCCATGGCCCTGTATAGCAGCGATCCGGCGGTTGCGTTCACGTTCCCAGGCATCGACCGGGTCCTGCTTGGCCCAGGCCTCGAATAACTGCTGTTGTTGCCGGCTGATGCGTATACCGTACTCGTCGCGCATGTACCAGTAGATGCGTGCAACGTTGCCGCGCTGATTGGTGGGTGGCTGGAAGACGTCTGCCTTGAAATCCACCTTCGCGCGGCACTGGCCGTACTGATAAGCGCTGGCACTGGTGGCCATCCCGTAGCGCAGGTTCGAGCGATCGCCATTCACCTCGCCGACTGATGGTACGAGGTTGATCAAGTCGGCCTCGGCACGACGGAAAACGGGATCAGTTGCTCGGCAGTGCCGTCGCCCACCTTCCTGCCAGCACTGACGCTGTCGGCCGAAATCGTAAGCCGGCATGACATGCTCCCACTCGATTCGGGCAGCGCGTTTTGGCTGTTTGCGGACCTCATAGCCGCAACTGGCGAGATATGGCCCCTCTTCAAAATCGAGCTTGCAGCCGCAGTAGAAGGTGCGGTCCTGGTCGTAGTAGATCTCGCGCTCCGCGATCCGTTTGGCGGCGGAGAACGATGAAGGGGGCTCGGCTTGGGCGGAAAGCGCCATGAACACAAAGAAAAAGGCGAGGGTGGCAAGGGGCTTCATGTGGGGGCTCCGGCAAAAGGGCCGGACTGTATCATGAGCTGCTGAGAAGAAAGCAATCTTAGTGCTTATAGCTTTTACGTCAGAGCTTTGAAGCGAGGTGGTGGTGCATCACGGGCATACCTATTACTCTATGCATTGATGGTAAATTTTTGTAAGGAGGCGTCGTGGCTTGGGAAAATGATCTCCTGGAAAGAAAGAAGGTTGCCGAGTTTCTCCAGAATCTCCTTGAAAATGATGATGATATCAAGGTTGTAAATATAGACTCTGCATGGGGGTCAGGGAAAACTTTTTTTCTTGAGAACTGGAAGGAAGATCTTGATAAAGAAAGAGGTGTTGTATATTTTAATGCATGGGAGAGAGATTATACTGGTGACCCTTTTGTCTCACTTGTATCTGCCATTAAAAATCAGCTGGAAAGCCAAGTTGATGAAGGAAGGTTTATTTCAAGATTTGATGATTTTTCTACCAAAGCGTCCGGGGCTATACTAAGTGCATCTCCAGTTCTTATGAAAGCAATTGGAAAGGGCTTAGTTAGAAAGTTGATTGGGGTTGACGTAGACGAGGTTAAAGGGGCCTTTGATGATGAGAGGGAAGGAGGTTTTGAATCGGGTTTCGCGTTACTGGATGGAGCTTGCGAAGATGCGAGGGGCGTGGCTGATGAAGCTGCCGTCAAAGCCGTAAAGTCGCTTATTGAAAGTAGTGAGCAAAATATACAAGTGGTTGAGAGTTTTAGAGAAGTCTTTGAAGAGCTGGTTGAAAAAGTAGGACGGCATTTGAGTGGTGGTGATGAGTTCAAGCCAGTTTATGTCTTAGTTGATGAGCTTGATAGATGTAGGCCTACGTATGCTATTGAGCTTCTAGAACGGATAAAGCATTTCCTTGATGTACCTGGGTGCAAGTTTGTCATTGCAACAGATACTAGGCAGCTATGTCATTCCGTGAGAGCCGTTTATGGCAACGGGTTCAACTCTTTTGGTTATTTGAAGCGCTTTTTTGATATTACATATACTCTTGATAATAGAGATTTGAGTGGCTGGATTTCAAGTAAGGCGAATGTTAATTTTGCAGGCAATGCTTACTGCCTTGACCTGTCGCTGAGAGCCTATGACCGCACACGAGATTTTCGTATCCAATTAGATGGTGAGCCGGTTTTGCCAGATAGCCGTACTATAGTTTCGGAGGATGGAGCTCTAAACGAGAAAAAGGTTATAATTCTTGCTCTTTGCCATACTTTTGAGGTTTCGTTGCGTGATATAGATAAGATTGTTATGCATATCAATGCTTCCCTTTCTAGTGTGCATAAGAGCAAGGTGCATTTTTTCTTCTTGGCTTACTTGGTGTTTTTAAAAAATTCTGATCCTGAAGCTTATGATGCATTGGTAAGCGGTAACTTTGAAAGTTTTACGGCAAGTGTTGTGAATAGGTTTTCTCCGTGGAAGCTCTATTTTACCACTAAGTGTGTAGATGTTCATGAGCTGGCAAAGGAGTATACGGAGTGCTCTTTGGTTAGCAAGAGTAAATTAATGGCTATGCTTAGCAATAATATTGACGGGTTACGTTATCGGAATGTCATGCTGCGTGAAGCAAGCAATGGTGAAAACTTTCTGAGCTATAGGAAAGTAGTCGACCTTGCAAGCTATCTTTCTTAGGTGTCTTGTGATCGACTAGGCGATGCTGTTCATGCGTGTCAGCGCGAACATTATCGGCAGGTAGTGAGTTTGATAGTCTCTATTGTCGACTGTTGCCTACGCAAACCATTATGACAAATTCTGTTTTCGCTTAGGGACTTAATTCTCTTGCTTCACCTCACACTGCACCCGCGTGCCGAAGCCATTGTTATCAAGTGAGTCTGCTACTTCCGTGACCAGCCAGAGCGTGGCGTCGATGTCTGGCTTGAAGCCGATGGCCTTGAGTGGCGACTCGGGGAGGATGTCGGGGCGCCCTTCGGCAAGGGTGATGTCGAAGGTGGCTTCGCCGCGTTGCGCGCGCCGCCATTCGGCTTTGGCGGCGTCCAGGGCGTCGGCCTCGGTGGCGTAGGTGGGGCGCAATTCCTTGGCATCTTCGTCACTGCCGGCGATGACACGCTGGCGCTCGGCGTTTGCCTTGTCGTTCCAGTAGGCGATGACGCCGGTATAAGTGTCACGATCGGTGGCGCTGTAGCGGTGCCGGTCGCCATCGCGTCGGGTCAGGGTGACGGCCGGCATGGCCAGGCCGCTGGCTGTCAGGGCTTCGCCGGCCTGGGTGAACAGCAGCCGGGCGGCTTTGACGGTGGCCACGGCATCGAAACGTTCGCCCAGGCGCGTCAGGAAATTCAAATCCGATTCTTCGGTCTGGTCGATGTGGCCGATACGAATGCCGCGCACGGTGTCGCCGACCACCGGCGCGAGCGTGTGGCGCTTGGCGATGGTGTCGATGATCTCGCCGATGGTGATGTCGTGCCAGCTGCGGCTGCGCTTGCCGGGCAGACGGCCGCGCATGTCGGCGCTGCGCGCGCGGATGGTGATCTGGTCCGGCGTGCCGCTGTGCTGAACTTCGTCCACGGTGAACAGCCCCTTGTCGACCAGGCCTTCATCCTGCCAGCCGTAAGCGACGCGCAGTGACACGCCGCGTCTCGGTAGCGCGAGCGCGCCATCGTGGTCGGCGAGGGTCAGGTCCAATTGATCGGCCTCGAGGCCGCGTTGTGAGCGCAGGCGCAGGCGGATCAAGCGGCCGTTGATTCTGGGCGTGATGTCCTTTTCATCGAGCGTGATGCGATAGCTGGGGCGCCGGTAGCGGCGCTCGGCGTTGTCATTCATGCGTAGGCCCCGGCAATACGGGCGAGGGTGGAGGTGGTGAGATCGCCCATCAGGTCGGTGCGTTGATCGTCGACGTGCTCGAGCGTCATCGAGAATTCTATCTTAGCCGCGGCGCCGTCACGGAAAAACGCGCTCGAGGTTTCATCCACCTTGGTGATCACCCACAGGCCGTATTGCCGGCCGGTGCCTTCGACCAGCGGCCACGCCTGGCCCTTGTCGGCCATGTCGCGGATCTCATCCAGGTCGACACGGCCGCCGGTGAATTCGGGCAGCAAGGTGCCACTCAGGGTGATGGTGTCGGAGCCGGGCCCGACGAACTGATACGCGGGCCGGTCGCCCACGCGGGACTGTGAGGCATGGCGCCACTGCGTGGCGCGCTTGAGCTGTTGATACGGCACGCTGCCAACCTCGAAAACGAACATGCCCAGGGCCATCAACATGGCAATCTCCTATTCGATATCGTGCAGGGATGAGCGGCGACGGGCGGCTTGCTCGCGCTGTGCGTCTTCCAGGGCGCGCTGAACTTCCTGGGCGACGTATTGAGCGAGCTGGCGTTCGTCCATGCCGGGAGCGGGCTGGACGTGGATATCGCCGATGGTGACGCTGTTATCGACGCTTTGTTGCCCACGGCCGGCGGCAAGCGGCGGCCGGTTATCGAACTGGATCGGCGCTTGCTGGGCGATGTCGGGCGACGCGGCAGCGGGCAGCGTTGCAGCGCCCAGGGCCAGCCCTGCGCCGGCTCGTTGCACGCGCTTGGCGATCTCGGCCACACGCCGGGCGGGCTCGTCGCGCTGGGCATCGAGCCCGACGTTCAGGCCGTCCACGGTGTAGCCGCCGAAACGAGCAAAGACGCGCGACGGCGAGTTGATATCGAGCACGCCAGCGAACCAGCCCTTCACGTCGCTGGCCATGCCGACGACTTTGTCTTTCAGCGCGGCGAGCTTGCCCGTCAGGCCACCGATCAGGCCATCAACGATGGCGCTGCCGAGCGATGTGAACTTGGCCGGGATCTCGATGCCGAGCTTGGCCAGCCCAGCGGTGATGCCGCGATAGAGCAGGCCGATGGGGTTCCAGTTGAGCAAAAGACGCATGACGCTGCCGATGCCGCCGGAGAACGCGGCTTTAACGTCGGCCCAGCGCTGGGCAAACCAGTCGCTGATAGCGCCCCAGTTCTTGTAGATGAGGTAGGCGGCGCCGGCGAGGGCGGCCACGGCGGCGACGATTCCCATAATGGTCAGCGCGGCCGGGTTGAGCGATAGCAGTGTCATGGCGTAGCGTACGGCGGCGATTGGCCCGAGGATCGAGGTCAGCATGACGGTGAGCGCACCGCCGACGGCCACCACGGTGGCCAGCACGGCGGCGACCTTGGCGAGTACGCTCGCCAACTCGGGATTCGCCTTGATCCAGTTGCCGATGCCTCGGGTAATGGCCGTCACGGTTTGGATCAAGTCGCGTAGGGGGCCCTTGTTGGTTTGGGTCAGGCTGATCCCAACCTCTTCCCATGCCGAGTTCAGCCCCTTGAGATCGCCCGCGATGTTGTCGGTCATGGTTTTGGCGACGCGGGCACTCTCACCAGCGGACGCCGAAATGATCTCGGTAAATTTCTCGATGCCGGCGGTGCCTTGTTTGGCGATGAGCTCCGCCATGCCGGCGCCGGGTTCCTCGCCGAAAATGTCTTTCAAGTAGCCAGCGCGCTCGGCGTTGCCCATGTCCGCGCTGGCCTTGGCGATGTCGGCGAGGATGCTGGGCACGTCGCGCAAATCGCCCTGGGCGTCTTGAGCGTTGACACCTAGCGTTTTAAGCGCGCTTGAGGCGGCGGCGGTCGGCGCGGCGAGTCGCGTCATCATGGCGCGCAGCGTGGTGCCGGCTTGGCTGCCTTGGATGCCGACATTACCGAGCATGCCAGCCATGGCGGCGGCCTGCTCGAGCGAGAGCCCCATGGCTCTGGCCTGGGGCGCGACATATTTCATGGAGTTGCCGAGCATTTCCAGGTCGACGTTGGCACGGGTGGTCGTGGCGGTGAGGACGTCACTGACGCGACCCATTTGGTCGGGCGCGAGCCCGAACCCGCTAAGGATGTTCGACGAGATGTCCGCCGTGCGGCCGAGATCCAGCCCGCCGGCGAGCGCCAGGTTGAGCATGTCCGACATCGAGGTGCGGATGGCCTTGGGCGTGAACCCGGCCATGGCGAGAAACGCCTGGCCTTGACCGACTTGCGACGCACTGAATGCCGTGCTCGAGCCCAGGGCGCGCGCCTGTTCTTTCAGTGCTTTGAATTGCTCGTCACCTTTTTCCGTCCGGGTGAGGGCTTGCACGCGGCTCATGGTTTCGCCGTATTGGACGCCGGGGGCGAGCAACTGGCTGGCGCCATAGAGAGCCGCGCCGCCGGTGGCCGCTGCGGTGAATCCCGCGCCGGTCATGTTGTTGGCTTGCCCGATGGTGCGGTGGTAGCGCTGTTGGGCCTCGGTCAGCCGCTTCTGCCGTTGGGCGACCTCCCTCATCTTGCGCTTTTGTTCATCGAACTGGGTATTGGCCGCGCGGATTTGCTCGGCCAACTTATCCTCGCTGCGGCCCAGGTTGTCGGTGCTGACGCCGCCCTGGCGCAGACCGTTGCGCAACTCGCCCAGGCGGCGGCGTTGATCGCCGAGCTTGCCGCTCAGTCGCTCGACCTCGTCGCTGGCCTGTTTGAATTGGCGCTGGAACTTCTCGGTGGGGGCGTCGGTGCGCTTGAGCTCGCCGCGCATGTTGCGCAGCCGTTCCTGCGCGGCGGCCAGGGCCTCGCCGTTCTCCCGCGTGGCTTCCTTGAGCTTGCGAAACGAGCCCAGGTCACGCTGCTGGCGCTCGAGCGCGCGCAGCGCCTCTTTGCTTGAGCGCAGGGCGTCGGCGGTCTTGCTACTGCCTTGGGTGATCTTCTTCAGCGGCGCCGTGGCCTTGTCAGCGGCGTCGAGAATGACCTGAAGCTTGAGATCGCGCGCCATGGCCGGCTCCGTCACTATCGGCGCCGCTACGCTTGCGCGCGCGTTCGCGCCAGTCCATCAGTTCGCGCAGGGAGAAGTCCGCGCAATCGCTGGGTGTCCAGTGGAAGACGATGGCGAGATCCGCCATCGCGTCTTCCACCGAGGCGGGGAGGGCTATGCGTCCTCGCCCTTGGCCCGCTTCGAGAGCAAAAAACCGGCAATTTCACCGCCGCATTGCACCAGGTCGGCGGGGTCCATATGGCGCACTTCGGGCGCGGTCAGCGAAGGGGTCGAGAGCCGCGGGATCAAGGTCATCAGCGCGTCGGTCTGCATCTGCAGCACGTCGGAGAGATTCACGCCGCGCAGCTCGCCGGCGCTGGGCTTGCGAAGCGTGACTTCGCTGATCTCGGTCTCGCCGCGCTTGATCGGCGTGTCGAGCTCGACGGTAGAAGTGATGGCTTGGGCGACTTGGGTTTTAGTCATGCGGTGGTGCTCCTGATGTATTGCATAAGGCCCCGTGCGGGGCCGCTTAGGTGGGTCTCTTCGCTCGGCGACCATTGACAGCCTTAGATACCCAGGCGCTGGCGACGGCCCGCGAGGCGGTCTTCGCCGTTGACCTTGAACACCTGGTTGATGAGGTCGATCTCGACCTTGGGGGCGCCGTCGATGCTGAGCTTGTAGTAGCTCAGCGTGCTGGTGACCTGGTGCTCGGTGTTCTCGCCGGCCTGCGCGTCGCCCATGTCGATTTCGGTGTGACGGCCGCGCATGACGACCTCGACCGCCGAGGCTTCGTCGACGTCGTCGCGCTCGTAGCTTCCGGTCATGCGCAGCATGTCGGCATCGATGCGCGAGGTGCCGAAGTTGTCGAAGATGCTTTCGACCAGGCCGCCGACGGTCCATTGGCAGGTCATGAGGCCGTCTTGGCCCATGTCGATGCCGACCGGGCCATCCATGCCGCCGCCGCGCCATTCCTCAATCTTGCGCGCGAGGGTGGGCAACGTGACGGACTGGACGATGCCCTGCCAGCTATCGCCATTGCTGAACAGGTTCAGGTCCTTGAGTTTCTTGGGGAGTGCCATGCTCGGTCCCTATCTAGTCAGTTCAGGCGGTGGCCGCGACGCGCTCGGCGAAGTCGGCGAGATACGAGTCGGTAATGCGCTGCTGGAACCCGAGATCCTCAAGCGGCGGCACCGGCGTGTAGTCGTAATCGATGCGCAGCTTGCCGGCCTTGAGGGAGGTCTCGGTGGTGAGGTCTTCGTTCAGCCAGGCCGAGCCGTCGACGATCAGCCCCAGGTTCTTGAGCTCGCGAAACTTGGCGTTGACCCCTTCGATGATGTCCCGCGCGAGCGAGGCGTGAAGCGGCTTGTCGACTGCCCACAGGTGCGCCTCGGCGACCGTGTCGGCGAGAATCTGCGCGGTGCGGGTATAGTTCTCGAAGGGAAACAGGGATTCCGGCCCGGCGCAGGTGCGCGAGCCCCAGAAGCGGTACCCGCCCTGGTTGATCAACGTGGTGACGTCGGCAGCGTTGAGGATGCCGGCATCGGTGTTGGGCGATTGCAGATCCCAGAACACGTCGCGATCGATCCCGGTGACGCCGTTGACCACGACGTTGGAAAGGGTCTTGTGCCAGCCGACCTCCTGGTCGAGCTTCGCGCGCAGGCCGAGCGCGACGGCGACGGGGCTGACCGTGACCGTGGCGGCGTCATCGGTATCGAACGCCTCGAACTGAGGCCAGATCACCATCAGCTCCCGGGCGCCGAACTCATCGCGATACGCGGTCACGTCGGTGATAGTGTCGCAGCCGTGGGCGTAGGCGTAGCCGAAGGCACGCAGCTGTTGCAGCACCGGCACCAGGGCGGTGGCCACTGGCTGGGTGTCCAGCGCTGGCACGCCGATGATGCGCGGCGTGATCCCCAGCTTTTGCTTGGCGGTGAGCAGCGCTTGCAGGCCGGTACGCTGGCCCGTCTCGGTGGTGGTGCCGATGACGTTGGCGGTGGTTTCCTCGTCGTCGATGCCTTCGGCCACGCGCACCACCACGATGACCGGCTTGGACTGCTGGCTGATCGTGGTGAGGGTGTCTTTCAGCGTGCCTTGGGTGCCGGCCTTGCCGATGGCGGTGTCGACATTGGTGACCAGCGCCGGGTGGTCAAGGGGGAAGGTGGTGGCGTCGGCATCCTCGGCGGTGCAGACCACGCCGATGACCGCCGTGGAAACGGTGCGAATGGTGCGGGTACCGTCATTGACTTCGGAGACACGCACCCCGTGATGGTATTGGTCGAGTGCCATGGAGGCTCCTGCGCAGGTTCGGCCTGAGTTTCAAAAGAAACCGTGAATTCACGCCGTTATCGTGCGGGGTGGCGCGGCAGGGTGTTAGTCGGGCAGGGTGTGGGAGGTGGGGTTTACACCTTAGGCTTGCGAGCTGCCGATAACAGATGAGCAAGGGCTGTTTTGAGTTGTGGGTCTATAACGTGGAATGGGCGGGTTAGGCTTAACCCATTCGTATCAGCCAACATAGGAAGGTGTTATGGGTAAGGCGTTGAGACAGTACTGGATGCTTGTAGCCTCTGTTCTAGTGGCTGCCATAGTGGCCATTGGCTTATATGCTGTGCACTTTCATGGCAGCTCGTTATCAGATAATCCTGGCGACTGGGCCGACTTTGCTACCTACCTCTCCGGTACGGTTGGTGTGGCTGTCCTGACTGCTACCCTCATCGCGCTTGTGCATACGCTCTACCAGCAGAGTGTTCTTGTTCGGCAACAGGATGATTTGGTGCAGAAGCAAGATGAGCTTATAGAGCAGCAGAAGGCCCAAATAGATCAGGCTGCTGCATACCAAGTTCGAACGGACGCTTATCAGAGGGCTTCCTCGTTGCTGCCACAGCTTATGAGAACTCTAGATGATAACTTGGATAAGGATTTGCGGGAGATATTGGGTGATGATTTTTTCGTGAGGCATGGTGTTTTCTATACAAGCTCTCGAGCTAGATGCGTAGATTTTTTTGAGAATGAGATGGTTTTGGGGGAATTGAGGCAAGAGGAACCCTCTGTTCAACGGTACTTGGGTAAGGTTGTCTCTGATGATGTTTGTGCATTCTCAAAATTTGTCTCTGAAATCGTTAAAGCTGCCCCGGGGCTTTCTGATCATATCTTTGTCCAGCTTCGGGGCTACCGAAAGGTTATTCTGTGCTCCTTGCTTTTCAAGTCTCGAATGGACTCTTCGTATGACTGGGCTTCCGTCCTGGAAACCCTTGGATTCAATAAACATCTTGAAAGTTACGAAAAACCAGAATCTGAATGGCTATTGCTGGGCACTGAACCTGCAGAGTGAGGCTCATCACGCCACTGTCTCGAGCGCACCCCGAGGTATTGGTCGAATGCCATGGAGGCTCCTGCGCAGGTTCAGCCTGAGTTTTAAAAGAAACCGTGGGTTCACGCCGATATCGTGCGTGTGGCGCGGCAGGTCCATGAGGTTGGATAGAGTGAATATGCAAGCAATCTTATTTTTATACTTACTTATGTTGAAGGAAATATTTAAAAAGTGGGTCTTAATTAGTATAATGTGTCGGTCGAAAGGTGGTGTTTTTCTTCTTTATGAAACTCCATCGCCGATGTTTTTTCTTGGGAGGGTATGTGAAAGATTTTTTATTTAAAGCATTGTTGTTTGTTCTTGGTTTCTCTGTTGGTTTTGGAGTGGAGCTTCTTTGTGTCGTTCTAATATATGAGGTGACGGGGAGTCTATTCTTGCCGCGTGGGCCTGCCGGAATCGTTGTGCCCATACTGTTTGGGGTTTTGTTTGTTAAGTACCTCCCAGAGATTATTCGCAACGTGCCTGCTTTGAAAAATTTTGTGATTAGGGTTTTCAAAGAAGGAGGCGTGGTGCGGCGCTGCTTTATTGCTGGGTCCGCTTTTTGGGTGTTTCTGGTTGGTGCTTTTGTCTTCTTGTTTGAGCCATATGGATACAGTATGAGTGATAGTGAGATGTACCATATGTTTAAAGTTATGCTCTTCCTCCCCGTGATGGTGGGGTTGGCTTACTTGGTTTATAGGAAGGTTGTGTCGAAAAGTTAGTAGCTTCATTAGTTATTATCTGTTGTTAAGAGCCCGCCTTCTGGCGGGCCATCTTTACCACTCCACCGTCTCAATCCCTTCCCTAACCTCAGCCTCGAGCGCGGCGTCGATCTCGCCTTTGCGCTGCCAACTGTGCTGGTATTGCGCGCTGACGTGCGCCTGGGCGGCTTCGGCGAGCTCGAGCATTTCGTCCGCTGTCAGTTCGTATTGCGCGTTGCTTTCGGCGCGGAACGCGAACGTACCCTCGGGATTTCGTTGAGCTGAGACAGCCAGGCCCATGATGTTTTCGCGATCACGGGCGCGCATCTGCACCGTGTCCGTCGTATCGCCGAAAGTGTGCTCGAAGCCGGCGGCGATGGCCTCGTCGCGTGCGGCTTCGATGGCGCGGCGCTTGCGCGCGGCGAGGTCGGCCAGGGGCTCGGCTGGAATTTTCACCCAACAGAGGCGACCGCTCTCCGTAGCGCTGCGTTGCATGCCCTCGGGCGGGGAGCCCTGGCCATAGGTGGCAAACTCCGCTTTTGTAACCTCGATAGCATCATCTGGCCAAACTCCCAGGCGCTCATATTCGGCGCGTAGAGAGCCGGGATAAAAGCTATCTCTCGATGGACTGTAATGCATTATTCGTCACCACTTAATGGCCAATTGAAAACCAGCGAACTCGGCCGCCGCCACCAATATTGTCCGTAAACTTGAAATGTGTTTGGGTAACCCCCTCATTCCCATAGAAAACATCTAGAGAGAAATACTCCGTATCTCCTGGGGATTGATCTACATCAGTTATTCCCACCCATAAGGGGGCATTGGGATATGTGATGGGGAACCCTACGGTGCTCCATCCTGGACTGTGATAATAGATTCCCCATTGGATAATCAGGCCGGCCAACCACGTCGGGAACACGATGTATCCGGTCGAGGCTAGATTACTATCGAATCCCCAGCGCATTTTTTTCGGCGTCACCGCCGTTTTGTCGTCTTCCCCCGCCTCAACCTGGGCTTGAGTCGCAACTTTGAGCATGCCGACAACGGTCTCGGTCGCCTGCTTTACCCAGCTCGTTGCCCATGCTTTGAGCTTCTTCGGGGTGACGAACTTGGTGTCGTTGGTGCCGGTGTCGACCGTGTCTTGATCTGCCACGCGATCATCAATCGCGGCTTTCACCCCGGCGAGATGCGCGGCGCGGTCGGTGCGGGTGCCTTGTCGGGTTTCCTCGCTTGTCCCGTACTGCATAAACCCCTTCGCCGTGGTGGTGGCGTCGGGGTGGTTCCGGCTCTGGGCGTGTTCGTCGATCTCGTCGTCGACGAGCTGGCGCGTGGCGAGGACGACGCTGGGATCGACTTTGAGGGTGACGGCGGCGGTATCGGAGACCTGCATCACAAAGCGGATGGTCTGAGTGCGGCCGCTGCCCTCGCTGAGCACAGGCTTATAGGTTTCTGGGTAGTTGCCGTAGGCGATGAGGTCACCGTCGGCGTCGTACAGGCCGATCTCGCGAATGGTCCAGCCGCCAATGTCGGGCGGGAGTACCTGCTCGACGACGATCCAGTTGGGGTTGTCGTCGTCGACGACGCTGGTGTTGATTGCGGCGCGGCGGATCTCGTTGACCAGTGACGTGCGGTCGCTGTCCGGCGTGGGTAGGCTGCCGCCGCCGTCGCCGATGGCGAGTTTGGTGATCTCGACGGTGCGGCCTAAGGAGATGGCGTTGGCGATTTTCGCTTCACCGATGGCCGTGGGGAGCGTGTAGAACTGGGGCATGGGCGACAGCTCCTATTCAGGTTTCGGGTAGACGGTGGTGGTATCGATGACGTGGAGCGCGGCGCCGAGGTAGAGCAGCCCGGTGCTTTCGGTGGCCGGCGCGGCGTAGGGGTATACCGTGGTGGTGTGGCCGTCGTAGACCGCGCAGCCGAGGTACAGCGGGCCGCGCGTTTCGCCGAGCAGGTCGAGCCCGGCGATGTGCCGGGTCAATGGTTTGGCGTCGTCGACGAGTCGGGTGAGCTCCGTATACATGGCATCGGTGATGCCGGTATCGAGCACGCCGATGCGTAGTGCAAAGGTGCCGCGCTCGCCGAGCGGTTCCATTTGCCACCATTCGGTGACTTCCAGCAGGTAGCCCAGGGGCTCGACGACGCGGCGTAGCGCACTGATCGTCCCTTTCTTGCGGTGTACATAGAACGAGCTACGGATCACCGCGCGCTTGGCGGCCTCTGACCAGGTTGGATCCCAGCGATCGACCGAGAAGGTCCATGCCAGGTAGGGCAGCAGCCGAGCTGGGCAGCGGTCCGGATGCCAAAGATCTCGCAGAGGCACCGGGACACGCTCGATCTCGGTGCCCGCCTCGGCAGCGGCGCGCTCGAGGAACGACGCATTGGGGGGTAGCAACGTCCAGTGATCAGCCATTGCTCGCCCCCAGGGTGACGTTGATGCCTGTGCAATGTCCGGCCTGGGTGAGGTCGAAGAGGATGTGGGCCGTCGGTGAGATCAGGTCGACATGCTCGACCCCCTCGACATGCAGAGCGGCTTCAATCGCGTCGGTGTAGATGCTGCGACCGAGTTTGCGCTGCTCGTTGCGGTACTTCTCTGCGCGGGCCAGAGCGCTTTCGAGGATGAGTTCCTGCTCGGGGCCGTGTCCTTCATACAAGTGCAGGACGGCCTGGATGGTGTATTCGGTGATTGCCGCGGATTGGACAGTGACTCGATCACCCAGTGGCCGAATGTCTTCGGGAGTGAGTGCGTCATACACGTTGTCGAGTAAGTCCTGCGGGGCCTCGCCATTACCCAAGCGCGACAGCACCGTGATCAGTGCCTCGCACGGTGCCGGCGAGATCGCACGAGCATCGGCGACACGTCCATCGGCACTGCGGGCATAGAATTCGTAGGCGCCGGTCGGTCCGGCGACGCTGAGTCCCTCGAAGGCTTCGGGCCCGCGCATGCGGAGGTCGTCGTCCGGTTCCAGCGTCGGAGGGACCGGTGGTACTGCTTCCGTATTACCGGGTTCCACGGTCAGGCGTTGAACATTGAAATTGGCGACCAGGTTGTCGAGGTCCCCGTTTTGCGCATGAGCGATCATGACCGCCTTGGCCGCTTCATTGACTCGCTGGCGCCAATGCAGCTCCCGATAGGCGTTTTCCTCGAGCAGCTTGGTGAGCGGCTCGCTTTCGAGCTCGAGGGTGGCCGCGACGTCGGCGCGTTCATCCTCCGGCGTCAATTCGAGCAAGCGGGATTTGCGCTCGGCGAAGATGGTCTCGAAGTCGAGTTCCTCGACGACAGCCGGGGCCGGTAAGCGGGAGAGATCGATCGGGCTACTCATGAGGCGGCACCCAATGGGACGTCGATGTCCACGTCATCACCGGTGTCGATACGGCGCCCTGCGATGCGCAGGTCGAAACGCCCTGGGCGCGTGGTGGATACGATGCGGGTGATCTGCGTTACGCGGACACGCGGTTCCCACTTCATCAGCGCGACGACGGTGGCCGAGTAGGCGCGCAGAGCCGTGGCGCCGTTCAGCGGCTGGTCGATGAGTTCGGGCAGCAGCGAGCCGTAGTCGCGGCGCATCACCCGCGAGCCCAGCGGCGTGGTCAGGATATCGACGATGGATTGCCGGAGATGCTCGAGCGAGTCGAGACGCTGGCCGGTGGTGCGCGACATGCCAGGCATCAGACGACACTCCCGGACTGATCTCCGCCGCGCTCGACATCGCTATGTCGATGGCTGGAGCTGATGTCCTTGCCGTTGCTTGTCACGGCACCCTTGAATGCCACGTCGCCGGCCATCGTCGCCTTTTTGCCGGCGGGCTGACTGAAGTTGCCGTTGAGCGTCAGGTTGCCGTTGATGAGGGTGTTGGCGTTGATCGTCGCGCCGCCGGCGGCCGTGGCGGTGAGGGTCGATCCAGTCGTCGCTTCGATAGCGCCGTCGGCAGAGACGGTCACGGGACCACTCGCGGTCAGGCCGGCTGAGCCGGGCAGGGAGGCCCGCAGATGATGTGCCGCGTGGTCGTACTCCAGGACAGCGCCATCGGGAAACACGCGATGCCAAACATCGCCGGAGTTGGCTGGCGCAGGATGCGCGCGGCGGTAAAGGCCGGTAAGCACCACGCCAGCGGCCGGGTCGCCGCCGGGCGAAAACACCACTACCTGCTCGCCTACAGTGGGCGGATCCCAGTCGCGCGTCGTGCCGGCGCGGCCTTCGATCCACGGCAGCCAGTCGGTCAGCAGCTCGCCGGATTTCACGCGTACGCGCGCGGTGTCGTGATCGACCTGGTCGATAGTGCCCAGGCGGATCAAGTTGTGAATCAGGCGGAGAAGTTCGGCGACGTTTTGCATGCCGCTATCGTGCGGAAGCTGCGGTGCCAGGCGAAGCGGGGGCGGGTGTGGCGCGGGCGTCTTACACCGAGCCCAGATGGGTGAACAGCGCATTGATGACGAGCTCGCGGTCGGCATCGGTGAAGCCGAGCAGCTCGCGCTGCGGGTATTCGATGGTGGGGCCGTCGCGATCGACGCGGTCGCGTAGGCCATATTGGTGGGTGCGGGCGATGCGCGCGACGTTGCCCATGAAACCGACCACGGCGGTGTCGCCATGCGTAGTGGCTTTCAGCCACTTCGCGGTGGAGAGCTTGTCGAACATGGCGCTTCGGCGGATGCTGCCTTGCCGGGCGCGCCATTTCTGGGGCTGGCGCGGCGCATAGGGCGTGCCGTCGGGGTTGGTTTGCGAGCGGATGCGCTGGCGTTGGCTGCGGCGTAGGTCACGTGCGATGGCACGCGCCAAGCGGCGGCGTTCCTTGGCCTCAAGCTGGGCGAGCAGGGGCGCGGCCCAGTCTTCCAGGGCTTGCAGGTCATCCGTCATCGGTCTCGCCCCATTCGGCGACCAGGGTGTAGTCGTCGTCAGTCTTGGCGTTGCGCAGTAGTAGCTGCCAATGCGTGATGGGACAGGCATCGCGCTCGAATCGCGACACGACATGGTCGACGTGGATATGGCCGCTGTCGCAATCGACCTTGGCGATCACGCGCTCGGTGAGCTGGACGCGCAGCGCGACGTCCACCGCTTGGTTGCTGAGGATCTCGGCCTCGAAGCTGACCGCCTCGCCGGGATCCGCGTCGGGCTGGTACTCGGCCAACCACTGCAGCAGCGGCACCATGACGGTGTCGAGGTCATCGCCGAAGTCGGTCAGCACCAACTGCGCGGCGAACTGATATTCGTGGGACAGGTTGGGGCCACGTCGAAACTCGAGGCTGCCATCCTCGACGAAGGTCAGCAGCCGGTCGGGATCGCGGGCCAGCCCCGGCACGGCGTTAATCAGGTGCGTGCGCAGCAGGTGAAGTTTTTTCATCGGCTATCGACCTGGCTCATGAAGTTGCCGCGTTTGCCTTTGAGCGTGCCGACGATCTTCTCGCCGCTGCGTCCGGCGATGTAGCCGCCGACTCCCATCGTCATGAGGTTCCAGAGCTGCTCAGGCAATTCCAGTTGCAGCCCTACGCCGAACATTGCGCCGAGGTAGGGGGCGAGGAGGTAGTTGTTGGCGACGATGGCGACAATCACGGTCATCAGCAGTGGCCGCCAGTTACGCTGCAACCACGACTCGCCGGTAGCCTCGGCAAGCACTACCTTCATACGTGCCTGAAGGCTGGCATCTTGCTGATCAATCACGCGGCGCTTCAGCTCGGCCTTGAGCTTGTTGGCTTGGTCCTTGTCGGTGACGGCCTGGTCGATGACATCGAATACCGGGCCGGCGACGGTGCCGAGAATGTTGCCGATCAGGTTCATCCGTTCCACCTCGCGGGGCCGTCAGTGCGGGTATCGACGTGAGTGAAGGTGTCGTATCGCCCGATTCCGTAGCGCCCGGGATATAGCTCGACGAGGTAGGCATGCACTTCGCCGGGATCGACTCCCTTCACTTGAATGTCCGCTGCGCGACCAAGCTTATGCTGGCTATGTTCGGCGCCGCCGATCTGGGCGTTGTATTCAGGGCAGCGGCAGCCGCTGGTGACAATGACAGGTGTGTCGAAGTGACCGCGCACCTCCTCGAGCACGGCGAGGGTCTCGCTGTCGACGGTGTCGAAGCCGCATCCGCATGAGCAGGCGAATTCGTGACGTTGAAAATTGGGGCTGATGCGTGTCATGGGTGATATTCCTCCAAGATAACAATGCGTTGCTTGAGTGCTTGAATGTCCTTCTGTAACGCACCAATCTCGCGATTGGCGTCCGTTTTGCGGTAATACAGGTTGCTCCAGTCACGCAGGTCGCGGCGCAGCATGCCGATCTGTTCCCCTTGGTACGCGATCCTCTCGCGCAGTGCTGCGTTGCCCTCGCCGAGAGCGACTAGCTTGAGACCGGCCCAGCCGAGCAGAGCGACCAGAATCAACTGGATGCCGGTCTGCAGGTGACGTTCGAATATTGAGGGCTTCACATTTTGATCCTCGGGCATGCCATCCTCGGCGGCGATCGCGCGGTGTCGGGCGCGGTTAAAAGCTCAGTCCCAGAGCTGCACGGTCGGTGCGCGGCTGGGTTGTTGGATGATCTCGGGCAGCGTCACGGGCGTGCCATGCGGCAGCACGGGGCCGCGTTCCGCGAGGCCGGGATTGGCCTTCAGCACGCGTTCAGTGACGCCGGCGGTGCGGCCGTAAGTGCGATAGCAAATGGCATCGAGCGTGTCGCCCTGGCGCGCATGCACGGTGCGGCTCATATCAGCTCGACCGTGCTATGGGGGCGCCCCTCGATCTCGCTGATCGCCCAGGCCGCATCGCGCCGGTAACTCTCCGCCGGCTCGGCGAGGCTTTCGCTACGCTCGCGCCCGCTGTTGGTGGTGTCATAGTCGGCGTAACGCTCGACCAGGCTGGCGTGTGCCGTGGAATACACCGCGCGGTGATACAGCGCCACGAACACCCCCGGCGCTTGCCAGATCGGCACCGGCACGGCGTCGACCGTGGCATAGCCCGCCTCGGTCTGTTTGGTTTGCCAGTTGCGCAGGGTGCGGTTGACTGTCGCCATGGCGGCGAGCAGGGCGCCTTCGATGCGCACGGCGGTGATGGTGCCGTCGAGGCGATGCGAGTCACGAAACGCATCGGGCTCGATATCCGGCCAGAAGCCGTTATTCGTGATGGGCTCGGGCTCGGCGGTGGTCGTGCTTGTGGTGCCGGTCGAAACGAAGCTGCTCATCGTGGCTCCTGGTGCTGGTCAAGAAGGGGGTGGGCGACGGGTCGAAGCTGCGCCCCTTGGGCTTGCCTCTACCGTCGCGCCCCCTGACGTCGGCGTGCGACTCGTTGGCGACGGTCAGGTATTGGCCTGATCGCCTGCGTTTTTTACTTCGCGTTCTAGGCGCTCGATGTCTTTCTTGACGCCGGCGCGCTCGTTGAGCTCCAACGCCCGGCGAAAGTGCGTCAGCGCTTCCTGTGGTGCGCCCTCGGCGCGGTGGGCGTTGCCCAGGGCCTTGTGCAATTTCGCGCGGATCTGGTCGTGCATGTCCGCGCCCTCGGTGAGGTGCTCGATCTCCTGGAGTTCTGCGATCAGGGTGGCGTCGTCGTCGCCCAGGGCGAGCGCCTGATCGGCGGCTTCCTCCACGAGAATCGCGGCGGTGGAGCGCTGAAATTGATCGCCAGGCTCTAGCCCGTGGCGCAGGGCATAGCAGCCGATGCTCAACGCGCCCTCGATATCCCCGACATCGATGCGCCAAAGCATGACGCGCATCAGCACCTCGTCTTGTGCGCCCTGGCCAGCTTCGAGCACACCGTCCACATAGGCGGCGTAGTCGGGCAAGATCTCGCGCTTGATAGCGACCTTGCGCTCGATGGATTGCACCGACTTGAGCCGGCGGTAGTCCTCGAAGAGCTTGGCTTGCATGAAGTGATATTCGTCGCCCTGCATGGGCGCGTCGCCGGCGTCACGCGCCGCTTGTGCGGCGCTGACGCGTTCGAAGTGTCGGCGGGCTGGGCTGGTCATCGCTCCCCCTTACGCGGCCGTGAAGTCGCCGAGCTCGATGTTCTCGATCAAGCAGCCGGCACCGAAGTCCTCGATGACATAGGCGTCGTTCGAGCTCTCGTAGTTCTCGATGCGGTTGCGCTTGGGATTCTCGGTGACGTAGCGGCGGCGCGCGCCGGTCTGCCAGTAGATCGAGAGGTTATCCAGCGTGGTGACCATCAGCGCGTTGTCGGGGAAGAACGGCACGTCCATGCCCTGCAGGCCGCCGATGCGCTTCTGGCTGATGACCAGGTCGGCAGCCATCTGTTCGGTGGGCGGCTGTTCGGTATTGAGCAGCGGGAAGTACTTGTCGCTGAGCAGGTCACGGCCGACGATCACCACCAGGCCCGGCACGCGGCGGTACCAGGGTTCGAGCAGGCTGTTGACGGCGTCGTAGACCAGGGCGTCGAGGTTAACGTAATCGCCGCCCTTGCCGACCTGGACGGTACCGGCGGTGGCACCGCCCGTCATGACGCGGGCCGGGGCGTTGTTGCGGTACTGCTGCAACCAGCCGATGTTGACGTCTTCGAGCATCGGGTTCGCGGCGCGGTCGGTCTGCGCGGCGGCACTGGTGCCGTTGAATCCAATGGTCATGCGGTCAAGCGCCTGCTGGCGAATGACGGCATCACGGATCAGCGCCTGAAAGTTGGGAAACTTGGCCCAGGCGTCGATCTTGTTGTAACCGAGATGGGTGTCGAACTCGGTCATGCGGCACTCATAGCCCTGCGGGTCGAGCGTGGAGAGATCGCGGGTCTGGCGATCTTGATTGCTGACGTTGGTACGCCCGGCGATCGGGCCGGAGACGCCCAGGGCGAGCTTTTCGCCTTTCAGCTCGTCGACGCCGATCATGTTGACGCGATTCAGGAAGTCGCTGGACTCCTGAATGCGTTTTTCGAGGCGCTGCTGAATGGTGGGGTCGACGGCGAATTTCTGGGTCGCGTCGGGCACACCGTTGAGCTTGGCCACCTGGTCGGCGAACTGGTTGAAGAGGATGCGGGTATCGTTGCGCATGAGCGTCGGGGTTCCTTAGCAGTCGGTGACGATCGCGCCGTCGTCGCCGGTGGCGCGCTGGCGTTGGGTGTGGCGCGGCGTGCTGTCGAGCTGGGTATACAGCTCGTCGAAGCGGGTTTGCAGGGTGTCGTGCGCGGCTTTCAGGTCATTGAAGGCGGTGGCGCTGGGCCGCGCGTTGAGATCGTCGGCCAGCGCTTGATGCTTCTCGACGAATAGCCCCAGGGTCTGCTCGAGCTCTTCTCGAAACGTAGCGAATCCCGCCTCGCTTTTGGCGTCGTGCTTGCGAAACAGCGCCTTCACGCGTTCGGTGAGCGACGGGCCTGAATCGGCCGGTGGCTCGGCGGTGAAGTCGAACTCGGTCTCGACGGCGGCGGTGAACAGGTTGTCCGGGCGTTGCTTGCGACCGGCCAGCGGTGACTCGCTACCCGCGCCGGCGGCGAACTGCAGCATCTGGGTACCCAGCGAGGCGGGGGAGTCGGTGACGGCCAGGCCGACGAGATAGGCCTCGCCTGAATCGGCGAAGTTGGGATCGACTTCCATCGACGTGTAGACCTTCTGGCGCTTGTCGTTGAGCGCCTTCAGGTCGTCGGTGGGATCGATGGCCGCGAGCAGCTGAAGCTTGCCGTCCTCGCCTTTCTCGGCCTTCAGCGCGGTGACGTCGCCGTAACTCTTGAACGGCCCGTCGGGCAGCATGCCGCGCATGTGCTCCAGATTGATCCGGCAGCCGTAGGTGTCGGGATCGAAGTTGTCGGCCATCTGTTGCAGCCAGGCGGCGCTGATGTTGCGGCCGTCGGTCGTCGCGCCCTCGGTCGCGATGCGGAACCATTTCATGAAGTGCCCTCGGGGTACGGAATGCGTATGGGCGTCAGGTTCCGCGCACTCGCTGCCCGGCTCAACGCGGGCCGGGTGTGAGTCATGCCGTCTACACCGGGGCTTGCAATAGCGACCCCCCGCGCGCGGGTACGCTGGGCGCCATGACGACACCGACCCCCGACCTGGATACCCAAGACGCCTCGCGTCTCTCCGCCCGGCACCTCTACTGGATGGGGTGGCGCATCGCGCGTATCGCCGAATTCCTCGACCTGCCTCGTGCCACCATCGATAGCTGGAAGAAACGCGATGCCTGGGACGATGCCTCGCCCAGTCAGCGCATCGAAGGCGCGCTCGAGGCGCGCATGATCCAACTGATCTGGAAAGACGCGAAGGAGGGCAAGGACTTCAAGGAGCTGGATCTCCTGGGGCGCCAGGTCGAGCGCCTGGCGCGGGTCCACAAGTACGAGGGATCGGGCAAAGAAAGCGACCTCAATCCGAACATCGAGCGGCGCAACGCCGGCGAGAAGCGCAAACCCGCGCGCAACGATGTCGGCGACGAGGGCGTGATCCAGATCGTCGAGGCGTTCGAAGCCTCACTATTCGATTACCAGCGCGCCTGGTACCGCGCCGGCCAGCACGAACGTATCCGCAACCTGCTCAAGTCGAGGCAGATTGGCGCGACCTGGTACTTCGCGCGCGAGGCGATCGCCGACGCCGTGGAGACCGGCAAGAACAAGATCTTCATGAGCGCCTCGAAGGCCCAGGCGCACATCTTCAAGCACTACATCGTGCAGTTCGTAAAAGAGGCCACTGGCGTGGAGCTCAAAGGCGACCCCATCGTCTTGGCCAATGGCGCCGAGCTCCACTTCCTGGGGACGAACGCCAAGACCGCGCAGGGCTACCACGGCGACACCTATCTCGACGAATACTTCTGGATCAACGGTTTCGAGCAGTTCCGCAAAGTCACGTCAGGCATGGCGATGCACAAGAAGTGGAAGCAAACCTACTTCAGCACGCCGTCATCGGTGGCGCATGAGGCGTATCCATTCTGGACGGGCGAGCGCTTCAATAAGCGTCGCAAGAAAGACGAGCGCGTCGAGATCGACGTCAGCCACGCGGCGCTTGCCGGTGGTGCGCGTGGCGCCGATGGCCAGTGGCGCCAGATCGTGACCATCGAGGACGCGATCGCCGGCGGCTGCGATCTGTTCGATCTCGACCAACTGCGACTGGAATACAGCGACGAGGAATTCGCCAACCTCTTGATGTGCGAGTTCGTCGACGATTCGCAGTCGGCGTTCCCGATGATGACCATGCAACGCTGCATGGTGGATAGCTGGGACATTTGGCGCGATTGGAAGCCCTTCGCCGCGCGGCCATTCGGGGATAAGCCGGTGTGGCTGGGCTACGACCCGGCGGGGGACAACCTGGACGGCGATGGCGCGGGCTTGGTCGTGCTGGCACCGGCCAAGAATCGCAACGATCGGCATCGCATCCTGGAGAAGCACCGCATCAAGGGGCAGGACTACGAAGAGCAGGCGGGCTTCATCGAGCAGGTAACGCGGCGCTACAACGTCCAGTTCATCGGCATCGATATCAACGGCATGGGCGAGGCGGTGGCGCAGCTTGTCGCCAAGTTTTTCCCGCGCGTGACGCGCTATCGCTATACGCCGGACAGCAAGGCGGCGCTGGTGCGTCAGGCCCAGCACATCATCGAGCGCGGACGTCTCGAGTTCGATAGCCGCGACGTGATCATAGCGCAGTCGTTCACCGCCATTCGCCGCGAGCTGACCGCGAGCGGCCGCCAATTCACCTTTACCGCTGGGCGCAACGCCCAGACCGGCCACGCGGATCTCGCGTGGGCGACGATGCACGCTCTCAACAACGAACCTATCGACGTGCTCGCCGAGGGCGAGCGCGGCGGCGCCATCATGGAGATGTCCGAATGACCATGGCCGACAAACCCCGCATGCGCGTGCCGGCGACCCTGTCCGAGTCCGAACCGGCGGCGGAGGCGTCGCCAGTCCCGGCGCGGGCCGAGGCGTTCACCTTCGGCGAGCCGGTACCGGTGACGGATCTGGCCGACTTTCTCTATACCGGCTGCTGGATGCTGACGGCGCGCTGGTACGAACCGCCGGTGGATCTCCCGGCGCTGGCCAAGATGTATCGTTCGACGGCGCATCACGGCTCTAGCTTGCAGGTGAAGCGCAACATCCTGTCGCGATCGTTCATTCCGCATCGCCTACTGAGTCGGCAGGCGTTCCGCGCCCTGGTCACCGATTACCTGGTGTTCGGCAATGCCTACATCGAGCGGGTGTATGGACGACTTGGGCGGCTGCTGGCATTGCGCCCGGCGCAGGCAAAGTACGTGCGCCGGGGTGTCGAGGAGGGGCAATTCTGGTGGGTTACATCCTGGCAGGTGGCCAAGGAGTTCGAGCGCGATTCGGTGATCCACTTGATGGAGCCGGACATCAACCAGGAGATCTACGGCGTGCCGGATTATCTCGGCGCGCTGCAGTCGATCCTGCTCAACGAAAATGCCACCCTGTTCCGTCGCAAATATTATCTGAACGGTTCCCATGCGGGCTTCGTGATGTACGTCAGCGATACCGCGCAGAACCAGGAAGACATCGACGCCATGCGCGCCGCGCTCAAGGAGAGCAAGGGCGTCGGTAATTTCCGCAACCTGTTTCTTCACTCCCCAGGCGGCAAGAAGGATGGCGTGCAGATCATCCCCATCTCGGAAGTTGCCGCCAAGGACGAATTCGCCGGCATCAAGCAAGAAACCCGCGACGATACCCTCGCCGGGCATCGCGTCCCGCCCCAACTGATGGGCGTGATGCCCAACAACGTCGGCGGCTTCGGTGACGTGGAGAAAGCCGCCAAGGTCTTCGTCACCAACGAGCTCGAGCCACTGCAAGCCGTCTTCGAAGAGATCAACGACATTATCGGCGAGAAGGTGATCCGCTTCCGGGAATACTCGCTGGATGGAGGCACTCCAGCTCCTGGCGCGGCCAAATAAAAAACGCCCGAGGCGTTAGCCATCGGGCGCAGATTGCTTGCGTTCATCCTTGATCGCTAGGGAGCCTTCCATGCTCCTCGAGCAACACCTTCAGTATACCAAATGCTGTATAAATAGACAGGTGTTAAGGATGACGACTAAACCGATTCTCCCATGGATGGGAGGTAAGCGACGCCTCGCGAAGCAGATCATGCCGCTGTTTCAGCCCCATCGTACGTATGTGGAGCCGTTTTGCGGTGGAGCGGCGCTGTTCTTCATGAAGGAGCCGAGCCCAGTAGAGGTGATCAACGATGCCCATGGCGAACTCGTAAACCTGTATCGCATCGTCAAGCATCACTTGGAGGAGCTGGTGCGCCAGTTCCGCTGGGCACTTGTCAGCCGAGAGGAGTACTTGACCCAGAGAGACATTGATCCAGCCCACCTAACAGACATACAGCGTGCGGCGCGGTTCTTTTATCTCCAGAAACTGGCATTTGGTGGCAAGGTGGAAGGACAGTCCTTCGGAACCTCTGCCGTGTCACCACCACGTTTGAACCTGTTGCGGATCGAGGAAGATCTCAGCACGGCGCACCTCCGGCTTGCGCGAACGCTCATCGAGCACCTCGACTGGTCTGAGTGCATACGTCGCTACGACCGTGAAGGAACCCTTTTCTACCTTGACCCACCATACAGGGGGACCGCTGGCTACGGTCAGGATTTTGGGCTCGAGCAGTATGATCGAATGGCCGAGCTGGCACGGAAAGCGAAAGGGCAGGTCGTCATCAGCGTCAACGATATCCCGGAGATGCGGCGAGCGTTCGCGGACCTCAAGATCCACACCACCCAGATCAACTACACCGTCGGCAAGCAATCAACTGGAAAGCGGGGAGAGCTGATCATCACCAACCGCTGAATGGTATGTAAATTAGAAGGGGTCGCCCGATTGGCGACCCCTCCTTCATCCTTTGGAGCTATGAGGATCAGAGCTACCGGGATAGGTGCGTTCCTCTTGGATCTTCCCATCTTCTTTGTGGATTTTTACTGACCCTTCCTTGCCGTCCATATAGCCTCTCATGTGCTGTATGGCTTCATCCTTTGTGTCAGATCGCTTTATAGCGCGGTCACTTCCTTCTTTCTGAAGCTTCCAGTCGCCGTCGTCTTTCGTGATGTGATAGTTATCCACGGTGCCACCCATTGGTTGCGTCAT